GACGACGCCGACCTGAGCCCGCGTGCCGACCTTGCCGGCCATGATCGACTTGAAATCGTCGCCGGTAAAGTGGGTGTCGAAGACCGGCGCGCCGTTGTTCAGCCGGTCGAGGCGGGCGCCCTCCATGTCGAGCTTGAGCATGTAAGGCTCGCCGGTCGAGCGGTCGATCCGCGGCACGAACGCCCCGCTGTACCAGACGACGTCGATAGTGCCGTCCTTAGGGTTCGCCGTCGATGGAAGCACCTGCGCGTCGGCGGAGAAGACCTCCGACTGGCGTCCGTCCGCGGCGGCGGCCTCTGCCCGATGAACTCCTGTTGCTGCCGGCGGGTCCGGCGTAGCGGGCGCGGCTCCTCGGTCAAGTTGATGTTCCGTTAAAAGCGGCATCGATTGTGCCTCCTAGTTCTTCACCGCGTTCACGGCGATGTAATCGCTCTCGCCCAACTTCTGGATCTGATAAAGCTGCTGCTGGAGCCATGCCAGATGGCCTTTGAACTTGTCGTCGCCTTCGCGGTGCCACTTCGCGAGGTGCTGATAAAAGTGAAAGTTCGACATGTCGTCGCCCTCGTAGCACTGCTTACAGAGCACCGTGAATCGGGCAACGGCAGCCTGCTCGGCGGCACTGGCGTCGGTGAGGATGTCGCCGATTTTGTTGTGCGTCGCGGCGGGTTTGGGTTCGAGCACCGGCGCACCTTCCAGGAACAGCAGCCGGCTGGTGAGGCACTTCAGATGTTCCTCGCACTGGTCGTGAAGCTGTTTCAGCCCGTTGGCCAGATCGAGTCCCAGCCGTCTCACGTCGCGCTCGTCCGTGAAGTACTGGAGCATTAACGTGCCCTCGATTCCGATGGCTTCTTGCAAGCCGGTCATTACATCCGCATTTCCCTTCATCGGTTGTCTCCTTTTGCGTTCCCTGTCTATCCCCGATAAATCCGGGTGGTCGATTGCCAGTTGGTCGTGACGCGGCTGATGCCGGCGACCAGAAGCTCCCTGACCATCGCGAGGTCGTCCTCGGACAACTCGCAGACGCCAAGTCCCTGGCTGCCGGAGCCGCCACCAACCGGCTTGCTTGACGGTGTGCGCTCTTCGGTGTTGGCCGGCTGCTCCTGACCGCGCAGAGTCACGTTACGCGGATCGACGTCGAGAATAATCTCGTACTTGTCCACCAGCTTGTTGAACAGCGAAATCTGTTGGAGCTGCGTCGTCGGGTCGTACCCGTTCTCCAGCACCGCTTCGAACCAAGACTTCCGGCCAATGCGAACGTCCTTCAAGACCGCCTCGGCGTCCTTTACCGGATCGACTGACTCGAACCGGGGCGCGGTCCACTGCACGCTCCGGAGATTGATCTTCGGATCGTTTACCGCCGCCATCGGAATCTTGCCCTGCAGGATCAGCACGTCGATGAACCGCCTCCACACGGGCATGCAGCAAAGCGGCATCAAAGTGAGCCACCGGTAGTTTTCAACGGTGTTCCGGAAGCCCAGCATCCCGCCGCGCCAGGACGAATAGTTCACCTGCGACATGTCGCCGGTGCCGAGCTCATATGGCAGGCCGAGGCCCGCCATGATCCCCTGAAGCTCAGTCATTTTGTACTCGCGGTAGCCGCCCGCCGGAGGTGGGTTATTGAATTTGACATCCTGGCCGGGCTTCAAATACTCCACCATCCCCGGCTGGAACGTCTCGACCCCCGTTGTGCTCAACGGATCGGTCCCGGCGATGCCCACCGGATCGCCGTCGATTCCTTCCGGCTGCGTCACGAAGGCGGCGACGCAGGCTTCGATCTTCTTCCGCACGCGCTCGGCGTCGCAGTAATCGTCCAGGTCGCGGAGCGCCATCATCACGGGCGCCAGCCACGGCACACCCCGCACCTGGCCAGGTCGAAGCACGCGATAGACGTGCATGATCTGGTCTGCTGGCACTGGCTGGCTGATTATGCCGCCACGCGGGTTGAGGATCAGCACGCCACCCGGGTGATAGCTGAAGAGCCAGTACGCCACGCGGTGGCCGTCCTCGTCGAACTGAACACCCTCCATCACGTGGCCATTGATCAGGCCCATCGTGCGGGACTGGTCGAGGAAGTCGGCTTCGAGCATCTGCAACTGCAGCGGAACCCGCAGTCCGGAGTCCACAAGGCGCGGCCGGAATCGCAGGATGGCCTCTCCGCTCTCTGCCATGGTCCGGACGGTGAGCGTCTGCATGCCGTAGAAGTCGAGGCGTTGCGGCTCGTCGCAGGCCTCAGCGAAGAACGGCCACTCGGCATCGATGATCGCGTCGATGGCGACCGAGCCCGTCTTGGCCTTCGGAACGATGCCGGTTCCGACGACATTGCCGGCCAGCTCCTCGATGGCGCGCGCCGCATAAGGGTTGTTGCGAATGAGCTCCCGGCTGCGGTTGCGCAGCCAGATGAGCGCGCCCATCAACTCGACGTTGGCGTCGGCGGACGCGGCGTACCACCCGTACACGCGGCGTCCGGCGGTCGCGCCTTCGTACGCGAATCGTTGGGCGTGGCGCCGGCGATAGCCATCGACCAGCTCACCCACCGCACGCTGCACGGCATAGCGGCCGGACGATAAAGATCGCGCGGTCCAGTCGCGGCGCAGCAGTGGGATGGGGCGTCTTACCGCCAGATCAGTAGTCATCGAATCGCTTCAGCTTGAAACCGGGTTCCAAAATCAAAAAGTCCAGGCCGTACTTCTCCCTGACCTCGTCGAGCATTGCCTGGAGGTTGTTGTAGGAGTCCGGCGATATTTCGAAGTCGGTCTCGATCACATAGAGCTTGGCGGTCGGCAGCTTCGACTTTGGCCGAGGCTCCTTGGCCAGAGTCATGAAGCTCTTGGGGCCGTCGTCGCGCAAAGACGGACGGACAAACCGGCCTATCCGATCCAGGATCGTCACCGCGACTCCCGCCCGTCGAAAGTCTCCACGTCCGGCCGATCCGCCGATGCCAGGCGCAACTCCCGCGCCATCGCGTTGAGGGCCGTGTCGCTGAAGACTGCGTACCGCGATCCTTCGGGTTGGTCCTTCTCTGCGCCTTGCCGCTGCGCGCGTTCGAGCGCGTCCGCGATTTCCGAAATGCTCATCCGGTTATCCTTTCCTCACGTCGTGCCGCCGGAGCCCCGTGTCTTCTCGTCCGCATCCGCCAAGCTGCCGTCCCTCATTTGCATCCCGATATTGGCGATCTTGACGTTCACCGTGTTGGCTTCCTTGTACGCCGCGTGGGCTTCGTCCTTCACCTGGCCAAGCTTCTCGATCACGTCTTTTTGATGACCCCTCGCGTCCTCCAGTGCCCATCGGCGGTCGCGAGCGTCGGTATACCCCTTCCACAGCAGTCCGACCAGCACCGCCATGAAGCCGAACGCCTGGGTAATCATCAGTGCGACGTTCTGGGCCTGCGCCGTGCTGGCGGCGCCCTTCGCCATCAACGCCGCATCCTCAGCCGCTCTACGCGCTGCCGCTCCGTTGGCGGTGGCGATGATCTGGGCGGTAGCGGCGTCCGCAGCGGCATCGACGGCTGCGGCTGCAATCGTGCCGGCATCGAGTTTTCCGGACCGGCTGGCCGCGGCCGCCCGCGCCACGGCGGCGGCGTTCGCCTTCGCCAGTTCCGCAGCCAGTTGCTCGCTTGCCCGAGTAGAAGCGCCCAGAGCAGCATTCGCCGCGTCAAGCTGGGCCTGCAGCGCCTTCTCTTTCGCCGATTGGCCGAAGAGGCAGATGGAGAGCACACCTACCAGCAAGAGTTTCGGAATCGTCATGGTCTTCATGTTGGCCTTACCACCTATCGAACTGCGACGGGCCTGTCGGTCCGTCGCCGCGCTTCGTCTGCGCCAGCCGGACGCGCCCGCCAGTCGCGCCGCTCATCTCCCTGATGTCCTCTTCGATTTCACCCTTGGCCTTGCGCAACTCATCGATGGTCCGGTACTGGACCTCGCGGCCATCCGGGAAGCGCGCGCGCAAAGTCGGATCGCCAATGGCCGAGTTGACCGCGTCCAGATTCGCCTGCAACTGCGCCAGCGTTAGAGCCATGTGAGAACTCCGTCGTTCGCCTTATATTCGGGCCGCGTATCTTTTCTTTCGAAGTCCGCAGATTCTGCTTGCTGTCCGGGGCGAGAAGAGTGATGAATCGAGGTGCCAGAAAACAGCAACAGCAAAAAGGAAACGGAAACCAACATGAGACTCTTTTCAATCGACGCAGACAACACCATCACGACCTTCGCCGCCGCCGAGCAGATCCCCGAAGGACAAGAGCACTTCGCCACCGAGAAGGAACTGGCCGCCACCGCCAGCAACTGGCCCGCCGACCGCTTGGTCCAGGTCTGGAACAGCTTCGCCGGCGTCGCCGGATTTGGCGCGGACTTGAAGCCGGTCAAGAAGTTCACGGACCGCAAGAGCGCCGTAGCGCGGATCTGGAAGGCCATCCAAAAGCTGGATGGAGCTCCCGAGGTCACGCCGGAAGCTGCCGCTCCCGCCGCGGTAGCCGCGCCCGCCAAGGCGCCCAAGACGTCGAAGGGCGCGCGGAAAGCCGCCAAGGTTGCGCCCGCGAAGGCCAAGGCCAGCAAGACTACCAAGGCCGCCAAGAAGGCCGCCAGCGCGCCCGTTCCGCGCGAATTCTCGAAGAAGGCAATCGTAGTCGACATGCTGAAGGCCAAGGGCGGCGCCACGCTCGCTGACATCATGACCAAGACCGACTGGCAGGCACACACCGTCAGAGGCTTCATGGCCGGCGCGATGAAGAAGGCCGGGTACACCATCGAGTCCACAAAAAGCGACGCTGGCGAGCGGACGTACAAAATTGTCAAGTAGACCACAGCCAGCACGCAGTCCAGGAAGCCGCCTCCGCAAAGGGGCGGCTTTTTTGCGGGTGGGCGCGATTTGTGTCTCGTTGGCTCACGCGGCCACTCCCGCCGTTCTCGAAGCCGCGACGGACGCGAATGGTTCTCCGGTGGATTCGAGCGTCGATGGCTTGCCGGAGAACTCCATAAATCTCCGGCAGATCACGTCGCAATACCGAGGATCGATTTCCATCACGCGGGCCTGACGAACCGACTTCTCGCACGCGATTAGCGTAGTCCCGCTACCGGCGAATGTGTCCAGGATCGTGTCGCGAGTCTTGCTGCTGTTGCGGATCGCTCGCTCGACCAGTTCCACCTGCTTTATGGTCGGGTGCTCCAGGTTCGCCATGGGACGTTTGATAAACCAGATGTCACCCTGGTCGCGGGCGCCACACCAGAAGTGCGCTGTGCCGTCGCGCCAGCCATAGAGGATCGGCTCGTACTGCCGCTGGTAGTCCGATCTGCCCATCGTGAAATGGTGCTTTGCCCAAATCACGAACGTGGACCAGTGGCCGCCGGCGTCGATGAATGCCTGGTGCAACGTGTGAAGCTCCGATGAGGACATGGAAATGTAAACCGCGCCTTTAGTTGTGGCCAGCACGTTCGAACATCCATCGCGAAGGAACTGGTAGAACTTCCCGCCCAGAGCATCGTTGCCGATCTTGAGCTTCCGCGCAGTCTTGCCCTCGTAATCGACGTTATATGGAGGGTCCAGAAAGGCCATGTCAGCCAGCCCACCAGCCAGCAACTTCTCCACGTCCGCGAGGACCGTCGCGTCGCCGCACAACAACCGGTGCGCGCCCATCACCCATATGTCACCGGCGACCGTGATGGCAGTCTCCTGAGTGGCCGGAGTCGCGTCGTCATCGGTCAGCCCGGAGTTCGTCTGCTCCGGATCAACCAGAAGGACATTCAACTCCTCGTCCGTGAATCCCACGATGTCCAGATTGAAGTTGTCCTCCTTCAACGACTCCAACTCGACGCGAAGCATGTCCTCATCCCATCCCGCGTTGAGCGCCAGCTTGTTATCGGCCAGCACCAGCGCGCGCCGCTGGGTCTCTGTGAGATGGTCGAGGACGATGACCGGCACCTCGGCGAAGCCGAGCTTACGCGCCGCCGCCAGGCGTGCGTGGCCGGCGATGATGATGTTGTCGCCGCCCACCAGGATGGGGTTGGTCCAGCCGAACTCGCGGATGCTGGCGGCGACCTGCGCCACCTGCGCATCGCTGTGGGTCCGGGCGTTCCGAATATAGGGGAGCAGTCGATCCACCGGCCAAATCTGCACCGCGAGAGTGCGCAGGCGCTCTAAGACGTCCATGGCCTCAACACTCCTCCCGTTGCCGCGTCCGGATATCCGGGTGCTTCACCACAATGGCCGGCACCTCGTCCTCGCCCAGTTGCTGCGCAACCGCCAGCCGGGCGTGGCCGTTGACAACCAAGCCCCTGGCTGTGACGACGATGGGACCAGCTAAAAGATCACGACGCGTGGTTGGAATCTTAGCTTTGGTCATCGGAACTCTTCGAACCTTTTCGCTTCGTGCCATAGAAAGGATTCGGACCGTTGTGCTTGATGGCGCGCGAGTCCTGGGCCTTGGGATTCAACGCCTGCTCGACCGGCACCCCGCGAGCCTCCGCGACTGCGTCGAACGGCTGGCCCGTCTCCGCGAGCACCGGCACCTCCGTCCCCAGGTTCAGCATGCGTCGGAGGATCACGTCGCAGTAGGCCGGCGACAACTCGCAACCATAGCCGGCGCGCTCCAGCAGATGCGCAGCCACCATCGTCGTTCCAGACCCTATGAATGGGTCATACACTACGTCGCCCGGATCGCTGAACGCGAACAGGAAGAACTCCACGAGCGCGCGCGGGAATGGCGCGGAGTGCGATCCCTGGCTCGACTCCGACTTTACCTCGATCACGTTCGATGGGCGCGCCACGCCGGTGTAGCGGCCCTCGGGAGTGGTGGCCGTGCTCAGGTTCCGCTGCCACGCTTCCTGGTTCCTACCGGAATCCGCAGCGGCGCCACGCACGCCGGTGCCGAGCAGGCCGCTTCCGGACCGCGACTTCGGATTGTTCGGCGAATAGTCGAAGCAGTCCTCGGATTCATGGCCGACGCGCTTCGGACGGAACTTGATTTGCTGCTGGCGACAGAAATGAAAGACCGGTTCCCAAGCGTTCTTGAATCGATTACCCCACCCGCCTGGGACGCCGTTGTCGGTCTTGCGCCAACAGAACTCATCGACGAAGCGCCAACCCCATAATCGGCGGTGCGCGATCACCAGGTCCTTCACGTACAGGCTGCGCTCGCCGTCGTCGGCGTGCTCCTTGACGTTCAGAAAGTAGGAACCATCGTCCGCGAGGATCGCTGCGATGTTGTCGGCCACGCTGCGATACCAGTCGGCATACTCGTCCGCCGGGATGGGCCGGAAGCCGCTCGAAGAGTCGTACTCGCGCTGCGCAGCATACGGTGGCGAGGTGATGCAGACGGCTGCGCGCGCATCGG